GCCCACCACTATTGGCGTCACGCTTGATTGCGATACGGACGGCGTCCTTTGCGGAGGCGCCTGCGTCCATGGCAGCGAAGGCATAGGGAGACCCTGAGCCCGTCGCGTAATAGCCTGTGTCTTGCTTGACCCAGGCCTCACCCTCATACTCCCAGAGGCTCCCATCGACCCTCAGGTGCAGCGCTGAGATGTCCTGCAGCTTCGGGTGCGGGGCGTTGGATGTCTTACGCATCGCCCGCAGAAGCAGCTCGGCATCCTGTACGGCACCGGCCCACGCCACGAGGGAGCCGTCGCGCAGGCGATGGACCTTGGTGCGCTTGTCGGAGACGATCATGTCCCCGGCCGTAATGCGGCTGTCAGTTGCCAGCTCGCCGTCTCTGTAGGCGAGTGTGGTCATCGGTGGGTGTAACCGTCAGCGTCGATGTGGTCGATGTCGCCATCAAACGTTGCGCCGTCTGGGAACGTTACACGCATCCACGGAGGGCAACAGCCGCAGGAGCCGATATGCACTCTGATGCCTGCGGCCTTCAGCACCCCCTCAATGCGGGCCTGCGCGTCTTCAGGCGTCAGCTCAGCCTTCGGCGGCAGGTGGTCCGGGAAGCCCGGTTCGCTGTCATTCCATTCGATTGGTGGTGTCATGTGCGATCCCATGTGGTCTTGTGGACCGTCTCGGTCCTTGAGACGGCGACCGCCTTCAAGATGATGACCTCGTTGACGCCCCAGCGGCTGTTGTGCAGGTACTGCTCAGCGTCGGCCTGTGCGGCCTCAAGGGAAGCGAAGGGGCCCGCCTCGCCTTCGCCGGAGCCGCCTATGTGATAGAACTGGTCGGTCATGCTGCTTCCTTGTGTCTGTCGTCGAAGGTCTTCTTGAACGAGGCGCGGGACGCCGCGTGGTAGACGACGATGCCCTCGGGATCCATGAAGCCAGGGACGGCCTTGGAGCCGAGGACACGCAGGTCTTCCAGCGCGTCTTCGATGGCGATGGTCTCGAATGCGCCAGCGTGGAGCACAGGGACCACGTCGCAGCATGTCGGCCGCGGCTGTCGCCCATCCTGCCAACGCTCAGTGTTGAACAGGGCGAAGCGCTTCTCCTTGAGGCCGTAGCCTCGCTGGATGCCCTGCCCGTACCATTCGCCGAAGTGGCGGCCTTCGCCGAGCTTCACCAGCTCCAGTGCGTTCTCAAACACCCACGCAGCGAAGCCGTAGTTGTCCGTAGTCTTGCCGGGGCTGATGAGGCGGGTGCGGGAGCCGGCGTAGACGTATAGGCCGCCGACGACCATCACTGGCTCGGTCTGCACCACGTCTTCGTACGCTTCGCCCCCAAGGGTCTCCGGGTCCACGATGTAGACCTGTGCATTCGTGCCATCGAGCTTCTCGGTGACGACACACCCACGCGACAGCCTCGCTAGCTTGGGGAACGGTTCGAAAATCATTTGCTCTCCACTGCTCTGTTGAGCCCGTCGATCAGGTCGTAGACTTGACCGAACGTCAGCTCCATGACCTCCGCGTGCGCGCGGTCCTCGTATTCCTGACGGATGATCAGGGTCTCGTCGGCCTTCGCACCGTTCCTCGACCACCAGATGTCAACAGAGGGACACCCAGGGCGCCATTGGGCTCCTGGGGTTTTCACTGCGGGCTCTGCGGGGATCGTGTAGGTGGTGCCGTGTGCGTCGGTGCTGCTAGTTGCTGGCACTTAGCTTCTCGCGCAAGAGGTACCCCTCCAACGCCCAGATCTGGTTGCGAGCGTCGTCACGCGCTATGCGCCGGCCGATGCCTTCATCGAAGTTATCAGCGGAGGCGGCAGCGCTCTTGCCGATCACTACGTAGCCGTTCTGCAGCGTGAGGGCGCAGACGGTTACCGTGGTGCCGGGGATCACGTGGTAATACTCGGAGTGGATGGTGGCGTCGATGAACGTCGGCGTGAGCCGCGGGGCGTTGAGCCCTTTGGTCTTCAGCTCGGCCTCGACGGACGCTTCAGTTGCTTTGATCATTGTTTTTCCTTCAGGACTTCACAAGGCATCGCAGCCTTTCAGCTCGTTGATGCGCATCTCGGCGTAACGGCGCACCTTCTCCAAGTCGGTGATCTCGCTCTCCACGAGGTCCATGCCATCGTACTGCTTGGCGCCGGCGCGGGCGGTGTACTTGATGATGTTGCCGCGCCAGAACTCCATCTCGTTGCGCATGATGAACGTGATGGGCTCGATGGCCCACTTGGTGTAGTGTGTCGGCTTGATTACGACGTTGGTGTCCAGAGTATCGGCTCCTTCTTCGTGTTGTCCCAATCGCTCCACCGCAGGATCCGCGCGAGGCGTGCCTGGGTGAGTGCGTCTTGCTCGGTGAGCTTGGCCTTCTCGTATGCGGCCTTGACGATGTCCCAATGGGACCTGTCGTGGTCCGAGAGAAGAGCCTCAGCCTTCACCTTGCCGACACCCGGACAGCCCTTGTAGCCATCGCTGGTGTCCCCAACGAGCGTCTGGAACATGTGGTAATAGTCGGCCTGCGCTTCACTGATGGTCATCAGTTCACCCTGGCGCCAAACCTGCGTCGGGATGGTCTGCATGTCCTTGTCCTGCGAGATGATGATCGGCTGGCACTCGCGCACCGTCTTGGGATGCGTGGCGAGCACGCCCATCACGTCGTCGGCCTCAAGGCCTGGGAAGGCGCGGCACTTGAAGTCGTTCTCGACCTGCTCCCGCAATTCGACGTAGCACAGAGGCTTACGTGAGTTGGCGCGGTTGTTCTTGTAGGTCGGGTCGACGCCATAGCGGAAGTTCGGTGGCGACGAGAAGCAGAGAGCGTGGTTGCGGGTCTCGAAGCGCTCAAAGATGCGCTCGATCATTTCATCCAGCACTTCGCGTGCCTGTACCGGGTTGGAGCCCAGCACGTGGATCGGAGGCTCGTTCCAGTCGACCTCACCGAGGATGACATTAAACTTGACCTCCTTCTCGACGGCAGCGCAGGCCCGAAACAGGAACTCGTCACCGTCGATCAGCAGTAGTCGCTTCATGGGCACCAGATTACTGCGAGTGCGAGCGCCACCAAGCCGGCCAGCAGTAGCCCGGCACTCGTGCATAGGCAGGCCTCAGCCCAATCATGTACGTCGAGCGCCCCAAGGACCAGACCGCCCATGAAGCTGAGCAGAACGGCGGTAACGTATAGTTTCAGAAATATCACCAAAGTATCCTCGTGATCTGATCCGCAATGCACTGAGCGCCTTTGCGGGTCGTCTGTATCTCCACAAGGAGGTCCGCGCCCCGGTAGATCTTGATGGTGACCTTGTCATCCACCCGATCAGCCGCGACTTGAAACGGACCCCCTTCGAATGCGTGATAGCCTTCTTGCATCAGGCTCGGTCGTTCTCGACTTCAACCCAACCGTCCTCGCCGAACGTGAGGCTTTCGAAGTGTGCCTCAGCGCGGACGTTGATGATGTCCTGCACGACCTCGTCGGCGAGCGCCGGGTTCAGACGGACGTCACGCACGCCATCGAGATAGCCGTCGTCATAGCCTTCACTGTAGGTGCCTTCCGCCGCCGCGCAGTCCGCGACGAACTCAGCGCCCAGATCGTAGCCGTTGTCGAACGACGCATCACAGGCGGCCTCAAGGTTCTCCTGGCCGTCCGTCAGTCCCTGCTCGTATCCGTCGACCATGGCCTTATCGATCACGTCCGCTAGCTTCGCGATGATCATGCTGGCCTGCGGGCCGAACAGCAGCTCGGTGGCGCGGTACATAGCTTCAACGTTCACTTCCTGGGTAAACATCAGTCGTCCTTTTCGTTGAGCCAGTTGAGGCCCTTGCTGGTGATGAGCCACGTCTTGGCGAAGCGCTGCGCGCCGACCTTCGTGGTGATGAGTTGGAGGGAAGCCGCCATCGCGATGACGTCGGCCTCCTTTCGTGCCATGTCCGATTTCACGCGGACCTGCTCGCGCCAGATGGCACGCAGCACCTTGTGCAGTCGGTCGATTGCATCAGTGGGTGTCGGCCCAGGTGCGGCCGAACGAATACTCGCTGTCGAGCTTGAGCCTGAAGCCGTACGGCTCGCCGGCTTCTTGCGCGGCTTTGACGATGATGTTGCCGATTTCTTCTTCAAGACCTTCTCGTACGCACAGTTGGATTTCGTCGTGGATGAAGAGGACGAACATGAAGTCCCCGTCCCAGCCGTAGCGGTATCGCCTGCAGCACTCCTCGAACGCGTCAGCGACCCATCGTTTGCAGAGGATGGCGCCCGATGACTGGATCAAGAAGTTGAGTGCGCTGTGGCTGCTCCGTGTCGGGATGCGTCGACCGTCGAGCCCAGGGATGCGCCCCAGCTTCTCGACCTGCTTCGCGATCTTGTTCTGGAGGTCCCCGAAGCCGTCGATGCCGCGAGAGAAGTTCTCACGGATCTTCTTGCCGACCATGCGGATCCTACGATCCCCAGGGACACCTACGCCGAAGAACTCGCGATACAGGGCGTCACCCTCGTCACCACAGGATCTCTGGGCGTTGAGGAGACACTCGTACACGATGTCGCCAGCCATCTTGTCCTGGGCGCCGTAGATCACCGCATAGGCGAACCGTTTGGCTCCGTCTTCTCGGACGATGGTGTGCAGCTGGTTATGCTTGTCGCGGTCCCCAGAGGCGAGCCCCATCGCTTGGACAGTTGCCCAATGGGGATCCCCTTCCAGCACAGTGCGTGCGTACTTGCCCCCGTCGAGGGGATGCAGGTAGTGAGCAAGACCGCGCAGCTCCAATCCCTGCATGTCGGCGCCAAGGAAGCTAAAGCCAGGAGGCGCATAGAACAGTCGTCTGAACTCTGTGCCATAGGGTTTCTTCGCTGATGGGACCTGCGCAAGGTTCGGCAGGAAGTGCGAACACCTCCCCGTCCCCGTGCCACCCGGATTGATCACGCCGTGGATGCGCCCGTCAGTCTGCTGTGACTGGATCAGGGAGTTAGAGGTACCGCAGAGTTGCGACAGTCGCTTCTCCAGCATCATGTACTCACCCAGGCCATCCATCTCGGGATAGCGGGCGACGATGCTCTCTACGGTCTCTTCGTCGATCTGGGGCTTGCCGCCCTCAGTGAGCTTCTCCGGCTTCCAACCCTGGTTGATGAGCACGCGCGCAATGTGGTCGCGGCTCTTGGGGTTGAACTCGACGAGCTTCAGCTTGGTGCAAGGATAGCCCTTGAACCGTTTGACCTTCTTCTGTGTGAAGATGGAGTTGTCTTCGATGTCGAAGGTCTCAATCGTGACATCCTCGATCCACTCGTCGCCCCAGTATCCCTCCTTGGCGTTGGGCCGCTTGGGCACGAAGAGGCTCTTGGTCGGATCAGGGCTGATGGGCTGATACCAGTAGCCGTAGGTTTCCTTAAGCCTCTGCTCCAGTCCGCTCTTCTTCTCCACGAGGTCAGCTTGAAGCGACCCAGCAGCCCTTTCGTCAAAAGGGACGCCGGCCTCCTCAATCGCCGTGCAGACGTCTGCAATGCGGTGCTCTAGTTCGAGCGGGGCCTGAGGGTATTCCTCGGGCCTCAGGTGCTTCCAAAGGACCAGATTGGTGCGGCAATCCTGAAGCATGTACTCAAACATGTCTTCGTTGAACTCGCCCCACACGTAGTCCGCAATCTCCCGCGGATCCACGATGCCCTTGGCTCGCGCCTCCTCCTCACGGACCTCCGCGTAGTCACCCTTCTGCTCGCCCAGGCGATAGCCCCAGGCCTTCATGGAGTGCTTGCCGCGCATCTTCTCGGGGAGCTTGCCGGCGTCGATGAGGCCAGTGTCCGTCAGCTTGACGTTGGGGAACATCGTCCGCGCAATGACGAACGTGTCGCTGATCCTGGCGCCAGGGAGAGCCCCGTGGAGCTTGGTGATCAGCCGCTCGTCATGCTTCTGGATGTTGTGGCCGACGCGCTCCTCGGTCTCGCTGAGCAGTGCAATGGCGTCTTTGATCTGGTGAGGTCGAAACCCGAGGACCTCTTCGGTCTTCAGGTCGATAATGCCGACACAGTGCAGTTTGGTAGCATTCGCAACGAAGCCGTTGCTTTCGGTGTCGTAGAGTAGTCGGGACATTAAGCTCCGTTCTGGTAGGTGCCGGGTTTCCAAGCGTCCGCGCTGTTGGCCCAGCGGTCCTCTGCTGCCTTCAGTCTGATCTGCAGGCGCATCACTTCGTCACGCAGGGACATCACGCACGACTGCGCGCTAATGGCTTTCTCGACAGCATCAATGCTGCGACGGGTGCCCCACACTGTGTGTGTGTCCCAGGTGATCCCGCATTGATCTTCACGTCTCATAGCGATGCATCCTCTGTGTCGTCGTGTGGGTCGAACTCGGCCAGATCGGCCGCGCTTGCTGTCTCGTAACAGCCCTTCTCAAGGTTCCACTTGAGCAGGTCCGCTTCGCCCGTCTCGCCCGTGATGCGGCACTTGAGGGACCGCAGCTGCGCGAAGGCTTTCTTCTTGGGGTCTTGCTGATTGCGCTCGGCCGCCAGCACGTTGAAGGACACGCCCTCAATCGCAGAGGAGCCACGGATGTCCCTGAGGGAGATCTGGGCGCCCTCATTGAAGTCCTTGCCCATCTGTCGCTTCAGATGCGAGACCGCGTACACGCCAACGCCAGTCTCCTGGGTGAACGAGCCGAGGCCCGTCATGAGCACGTCGATGTCCTTGCGCTCGTCGTTAGAGGCTAGGCCCGAGACCGACATGCTGATGTGATCGAGCACAATGCGCCGGCACCCACTTGCCGCCATGAAGCGCATCATGGTGAGCAGGCGGTCGCTCTCGACAGAACCGAAGTGGTCGTAGAACATCATGTTGCCGCGCACGACTGCCGCCAGGGACGCTTCCCACTGCTCGTCAGTCAATGCGTCAGGCTCGGACACCAGCTGGCGCAGAGGCTTCTCACGGTGCAGGCCGATGTAGGCCTTCACGGTCGTGTCGTTGTCTTCCTCAAGGAAGATGTTGCCGATCTTGAAGCCGTGCTCCATCCGAACGTGGTAGGCGATGTTGCGCGCGATGGTGCTCTTGCCAATACCGGAGCCCGCGATGATGGTCGTCACCTCGCCGTCACGGTCTCCCGCCCACATCTCGTTGAGCTTGGGGAACGGCAGGGTCACCCCCTGCTTCCTCTTCTGCTTCATGCGCGTCACGGAGAAGTCGGAGCCGTCACGGATCCCATCGGGCCTGTAGGGCGTGCTGTCCCAGAAGGCGCGCACGAGCACCGCGGGGCCCATGGTCTTGTCCATGAGGACCGCGTTGGCGTCCTTCTTCGGCAGGGTCATGATCTTGACCTTGCCCACGGGGAGCGTCTCACAGGCGACCTTGAGGGCCTCCTGTCCGGGCGCGTCATTGTCGAAGCACAGGATGATGCTGTCGAAGCGGCAGAGCTTCTCGTAGTCCGCCAGGATGGCCTTCTTGGCCGTTGAGGCGCCGTTGGGAAGGCTTCCGGTGGGCCACTTGTTATCGAAGGCCTGCGAGATCGACATGCGGTCCAGCTCGCCCTCGGTGATCACCACGGACTTGCCCTTGGCAGGCCAGGACCACGAGCCGATGATGCCGGCGTACTTGCTACCGCCAACCCACGCGAACTGCTTGTCCTTGTCGCGGGTCTTCTGGTCGATCAGCCGGCCGTTGTCGTCCTTGATCAGCTGGATGTGGACCTTCTTGCCACTGTCCGTCTCGCCGATCTGGTAGTCGCACTTCTTGCAGGTCTCTTCCGAAATGCCGCGGGCCGTCAGATCGGCGTAGTGTCCCTTAATCGGGACGAAGCTCTTCTTCGGCTTCTCTGCGAAGTCGTCGTCTGGTGCGTGCACCTTACCTGCTTGGCTGAAGTTCTTCGGATCGTTACAGCTGAAGCACCAGCTCCCGCTGCCGTCGGCATATGTCGCAAAAGCGTCAGAGGACGTGCCGCATGGGCACGCCCCCTTAGTGCAGGAAGACATCAGGCCAAAACGTAACGCACGTACCGCACGCCACCATCATCCACGGGGCGCTCGGTGATGATGTCGTATCCGGCCAGCTTCAGTCGGTAGATGCAGTCGGGCAGGTTCACGATGTCATAGACCTTGTCGGCCTTGAGACGCGTGATGTCGCCGTGCTTCTCAAGATGCGCGAGCACCTTGCGGGCCTGGGGCGGCAGCGTCAGATCAGTGGAGAGCGACGGGGCACCAATGGTGAGCGTGTCGTACATGTCGTTACTTCCTCTTTTTGGATTGCTTCAGGTAGGCTTTGATCTCTTCAGCCCAGGCATCCGGCATGGTTTTCTCGGCCCACTGAAAACCGTGGTCCGTGGCCCATTTTCCGTAGCTGGTCTTGCTCTTCGGGTAGATCGGGGTTGCTGCGCGTGAGAAGATGAAGCGAATGTCCAGCTCGGGATGTTGTTCCTTGAGCAGGATGAACTTCTGTCTCTCCTTGACCGCTGCGTCCT